TCCCCCACAGATGACGAGGGAAGTGCAGAACAAGGCAGCATGGACGAGCATGATGTCGAAGCGTTCCAGAAACTATCCAAAGAGGAGCAACACGAACTCACCAACGATATACAGGAAGCTATACGGCAGGGACTACTTGCCGCAGAGAAGGCGGGCAAGGGAGGTAACAAAACCCTTGAGGAACTTGTGGAGGTAGTTATCCCGTGGGAGGACATCATCCAAGAGTGGTTTGTCGATACGTGCAGCGGGGGTGAGGACGGTACGTTCCGTGTACCCAATCGCAAGTACATGCCGATGGGTATCATTAGACCGAGCCGTATACAGGACAAGCTGAATGATATTGTCATCTCTATCGATACGTCAGGCAGTGTTCAGTCTGAACAACTCACTAAGTTTATGTCGGTGGTACGTAACATTATTGAGACACTGGCAATCAATAACGTACATGTGATTTACTGGGATACTGAGGTTCGTTCGCACGAAGTCTATGGTGAGACAGCTATACCACTGTCTGAACTTGTTAACACAACTAAGCCGAAGGGAGGTGGCGGCACTAACGTAACGTGTGTACCCGAGTACATAGAGCAGAACAACATCCAAGCCGAAGGCGTCGTGGTACTGACTGACGGCTATCTGTGGGGAGGATGGGGTACGTGGACAATGCCTGTACTATGGGCAGTCCTGAACAACAGAGAAGTAAAACCAAGCGTCGGCAAAAAGCTAGACGTACTTATATAGGAGAACAATGATGACCGACCTAATATCAGCACCAAAGCACAAACTCGCGTACCAAGCTAACTTAAGTAAGCTGCGGTACTACAATCCCCACAGCTATGGCAAAGCTGAGTTAAGTGTGGACGAGGAACTTAAAGGTATTGAAACTGCGATAAACAAGTGTGTGGGGTACGAGACCACACCGATACAAATGACCCATGAGAATCGTTTCCATCAAGAGCCGACCAAGTTTAACGCTCTTGGTATCAAGTACAGGGGCGATCTCATGTACCGCGCTCTGGTCACATGGTCTATGGAAGAGAACATGTTGGGCACCGATACGGTGAGGTATTGGGTGATCTCGCCGTTCATAGACAAAACGCGAGCTAACAGCAATAGCCCATACCCGAACAAGCTTACCGAGTATGGCGCTATCCGCACGAACGATGTTAAGAAAGCAGTTAACGAAGTGCTGAGATGCCCCGCTGTAACTTTTGATCTTATCGTTGGCTACTCCTATAACAAGATGGCGAGTATGTTTAAGGATGTTTTGGAGACAGACCAAGCTGCACTTGACAAAGAAGTGGAACGCTTTTGGTCAGACGTTAGGTGTGAAGATAATAAAACCCTACTGATGGAGTGGTTTGCTCATGCGCTTAACGGCAACATGAAGGGGTGCATACCAGCAAGGGAATCACTTGTAGAAAGGGCGAAGAAACATCTGGAAACTATCGAACCGTTACATGAACAAATCGACGAGGCTAACTCACTAACTCCTGTATTTGTTTCACAGTTTGGTGATGGTGACGTGGCCCGTTGCTACACAGTGAAAGCTACAGAGCGGAACGGATATATTGACCCGCAAGGTTTTGTTGACAAGCTTACCGTGCATGAAACTGCAAGTGCGCTGCCGTTTGCAATCAAATCCAAACTAGCCACACTTCAAATTAACGAAACAAATATGGAGCCCGGTGGGTGGAACAAGTACAAGTACATACCCAACGTCGGTGCGTTCATGCTTGAGGATTTCCTACATACAGGAGGTAAGCACGGTATGGTGTTCTTGACCCCTACTGAGTTTGCCGAGGTATTTCCGAGTGAGTGATGCGTTCAGGCTTGAGATATTTGTAGACAAAGACGGTAAGGTATATGACGAGGTGATACTAGATAAGGTAGGGGACGACACTAGCAAGTGGGATTACTTGCTCGCCTCTAAGACGCACCATATAAATAAGTTACCAAGTTGGATGCGAAGGAAGTTGGCTGTATTAAAGATGCGCAGTTACGAGCCGCCAACAGAAAATATACCGGAGATCGGTCAGCGAATAAGTAAATACATATTCTGGATTTATCCTAATGAGGGAGGTACTGATGGCGATGACGCCGGAGAAAAAAGTAAAGCAGGAAGTAGTGAAGCAACTGAAGCGTATGGATGATGTGTACTACTTCTTCCCAGCAACGGGCGGTTATGGGCGGTCAGGTGTACCCGATATAATCGTCTGTTACCGAGGGGGGTTTTACGGTATTGAGTGCAAAGCAGGGAAGAACAAACCCACTGCCCTGCAATTGCGTGAGCTGGAAAACATTAACGAAGCCGGAGGCGTTGGGTGGGTAGTAAACGAAGACAACGTACATTCTGTGAAACATGTTTTAGAAACAAGAGAGCATGATGGGCCGCGCAGACAGTCGTGGCAACAACTAATATTAAAATTTGATGAGTAAGATAATTGTGTTGGGCAAGGAGCGTTTTAGTTATTTTCTGACCTTGCCCCCGTCCCAGCGGGAGGTGGATAGGCATTGAAAAACACCCGCAGTTAACGATCACATCTACAGTACTGAACCTTGAGTTCGTATTTCCTACGTGATGCGTTGCCGGAGAAACCACGCTAAGGTTAGTCGTGAGGGAGTACAGCACGAACCCTGAATGGGTGGGGGGAGTTCTGTACCGACCCACGCGTTTCATTAACTTATCTAGGAGGATAAGATGAAAGACAAACGCAAGTCCAAAAAGTCTTTGGCGGAAAAGCATATTGAGGTTGAGGATATGGAAGAGATACTAGAGCAGTATGATGTAGTAGAAAGACAAGTAGAGAAAGCATTAGTGGGAAACTTAGACGAGGCGGTTGATGTGCGCATAGTCCAAGGGGTACTGCTTACCAAAATTGTGCAAGTTGCTATAACTATAGGCACCCCAGAAGAAAAATTTATAGAAAGAGTTAGGCTTACTTGGGAGTATTTTGAGCAGTTGGATAAAGAAAGAAAGGAAAAGGAACGCGAAGGAGTGATACACTGATGGGCGGTGAATCCTTCTACATAGACATAGACGGAGAGAAGTGGCAGTACATGTTGGTGACTGATCCAGAAGCCGCACTGTACTGGAAACCTTCGACCTACAAACTAAAACTAAGCGACATAAAGATCGCAACTAAATGTTCGCCCGAAGATCGCAAGAGACTACGGCGTGAGATACTGAAAGATATACAGGAGAATGATGAAATTATCAAATGAAGAACTGAGGCTTCTCGCGGATTTAGCTTTCCGAGCATCACTAGATTGTGACCGCGCTGCGGGATCGGTAGAGGGGACAGCGCAGGCTATCTTGCTAACTCAAAGCGAATTACTTTCTGACCTTGGTGTAAAGATAAGCGATGAAATAGGGGATAAAAATAATGGGTAGGGTATACAGTAACGAGCGAGATTTGCCGGACGATCCGAACCGTGTGGGTGATGAAGACTACGGGCGCAAGTGGTGGTTAGATGAACCTGATCCAGATGAGGGGCGGGAGAAGGAGTGGGATGAGTATGTTAGAGATAACGATTAAGGTGGACGAGGAACACGCCGAAGAACTAATACAGTTAGGTAAGCGTCTCGTCAAAGCGGTAGAAATACTAGAAGAGTTTGTGGAAGAAGATGTACAAGAAACTAGAACAGAGATGCAGTAAGTGCCGTCAGCAAATGCTGGAAGTGCTTGACTACACGGAGCAAATAAAAGACGGGCATCCACAGGTATACCGAAAAGGTTGGTTTTGTCCGTGGTGCAAAAATTGGGAAGAAGCAATTCTTAGAGAAAAATCTGTAGAGGAAGAACGATGATTATTAAAAAAGTTAGCGAAAATTTTTGGCGGTTAGAATCACGTAGTGGTGACGATAGGTTAATCTGGTACGCCCCCACACGTACTGAAGTGCGCGGCAAGCACCAGCGTTGGATGCGTGATAAGAAGTTAGACAAGATTAATTCAAAAACACCACGCCCAACAATCGCAACGGAAAGTGTGGCTCACTTAGAATGAGGGAACAAACATGTACGAATACAAAGCAACCATTGTAAAAATCGTGGACGGAGATACCGTTGATGTGGACATTGATCTTGGGTTTGATACTTGGCGTCGCAATGAGCGTATTCGTCTTCACGGTTGCGATACTCCCGAGTGTCGCACAAGAAATAAGAATGAGAAAGCTCATGGACTCCTCGCAAAAGAATACGTTCAAAAAGCTCTCGTCGTGGGAAGAACATATGCTCTCACAACAAAAGAGAAAGGAAAGTTTGGAAGATTTCTGGGCGAGTTCAAGACGGGAAAAGGAGCTATTACGAAACTACAGCAAAACCTTTGGCTTTAAGAAGTTAACGACTGAGCAGTACGTGCGTAGTCCTGACTTTGAAGTTATAGGTGTTGCTGTAAAAGTTAATGACGGGGACACTGAATGGTTGAGCGGAGGGTTCGATGATCTCAAAACTTATTTACAGAATCAGTACGATTGGACTAACTCTGCGATATTGGCTCACAATACTTTGTTTGATGGGGCTATTCTTAATTGGTTGTTTGGCATTAGGGGCAGGGTTTATTTTGATACTCTTAGCATGGGGCGTGCTATTCATGGGGTGGATGCTGGGGGGTCTCTTAAAGCATTGTCTGATATGTATGGCATTGGTCAGAAGGGAGACGAAGTACTCAAAGCAGAAGGTAAACGAAGGGGAGATTTTACCGAGGAAGAACTAGCTGAGTATGGGGACTATTGCATAAATGATGTGGACTTGACTTACAAACTGATGGACATTTTTATGAAGAAGCGTAAGTTTCCCATAATCGAACTCAAGGTAATAGACATGACCCTACGTATGTTTATCGAACCTAAGCTTGAACTGGACGTAACTAAACTAGACAGCCATCTCGAAAGCCTTAAAGAACAAAAAGAGAAACTTCTTTTAGAGAGTGGCGTTGAGTTACAGAACCTTATGTCTAACAACAAGTTTGCAGAGTTATTACGTAACGCTGGGGTAGAACCACCAACAAAAACCAGCGCACGTACAGGCAAAGAAACTTACGCCTTTGCCAAAACAGACGAAGGATTTAAGGCACTACAAGAACACGAGGACATAAAAGTACAGACACTAGTTGGTGCAAGATTAGGTTTGAAGAGTACGTTAGAAGAAACAAGAACGGAACGTTTCTTGGATATAGCTACCCGTGGAAAACAGATGCCAGTTCCTATCAAATACTACGCAGCGCACACCGGACGCTGGGGCGGTTCTGACAAGGTAAACCTACAAAACCTACCGTCACGGGGGCCAAATGCAAAGGTATTAAAATCATGTATTCGCGTTCCTGAAGGGCATACCCTAATCCAAGCCGATTCTGCTCAGATAGAGGCACGCGTGCTTGCATGGTTGGCAGAACAGAACGACCTAGTTCAAGCGTTCGAGCGTGGTGAGGATGTATACAAGATAATGGCCGCGAGTATATACAAAACTAAAGTAGAAAAAGTCACGCCAGAACAACGCTTCATAGGCAAGACCACAATACTTGGTGCTGGGTACGGCATGGGTGCCGTGCGGTTTCGTGAACAACTAAAAACGTTTGGTGTAGAAGTTGACGAGAAAGAATGTCGCCGGATTGTGGGGGTGTACCGTAGTGCTAACAGCAAGATCACTAAATTGTGGCGAACTGCTAATACTGCACTGGGATGCTTACACGGCAACGCCACCCTAACGTTAGGTAAGAAGGGCGTCCTAAAACTTTTACCAAAAGAAAACGCTATCCAGCTACCGTCCGGGCTTAATATGTACTACGCCAAACTAAAAATGGAGCTAGACGAGGACGGCAGAGCGCAGTATTCTTACAAGACGCGTATAGGATACATAAAAATATACGGCGGCAAAGTTACTGAAAATGTATGCCAAGCCATAGCACGTTGTGTAATGGCAGAACAAATGCTGGAAATACAAAAGAAGTACAGAGTTTTGTTAACAGTACATGATTCTGTAGTATGCTGTGTCCCTGACGAACAAGTTACTGAAGCTTGTAATTACATTGCTTCCTGTATGGCTTTTGTCCCTAAATGGGCTTCTGGCCTACCTGTCTGTGGGGACGTGGAGATCGGGAATAACTATGGAGAATGTATTGAATGGACAAGAAAACAACATGGTCTTTCAGTAGTCTAAAAACTTTTGAGCAATGCCCGAAAAAATATTATCACCTGAAGGTAGCAAAGGATTACGAAGAAAATTTTAACACTGAGGCAATGCGGTACGGTAATGAGTATCACAAAGCAGCAGAAGACTACGTGGGTGGTGTAGTTGATAAGTTAGACCCTCGGTTCGATTACTCAAAAAATATGCTCGATAAACTATTGGCGATGCCGGGGGAAAAGTTATGCGAATACAAAATGGGTATCACCGCTAACTTAGAGCCTTGTGAATTTTTTGGGGCTGATGTCTGGTACAGAGGTGTAGCTGATCTAATTATCTTGGATAAAGAAAAAGGAACAGCTAAGGTGTTCGACTACAAGACAGGTAAGTCTGCTAAGTACGCTGACGTAGGGCAGTTGGAGCTTATGACGTTGTGTGTATTCAAACATTTCCCAGAAGTACATACAGTAAAGGCGGGACTATTATTTGTTGTATGTAACAAGTTAGTTAAACAAACTTATGAAAGAAAAGATGTATCGGAGTTGTGGAAGAAGTGGTTAACAAAGTATGGGACTTTGGAAAAGACTTTCATAACTAATGTGTGGAACCCTAGACCTACTGGATTGTGCAAGGCCCATTGCATTATCCTCGAATGTCCTCATAACGGGAGAAGGTAATGCCGTATACAAAGAAGAAGCGTCCTTACAAGAAAGAGTACCAACAACAGAAAGAACGTGGCGAACATGCTGACCGTATGGAAAGACAACGTGCCCGTCGTAAAGTAGACAAAGAAGGTGTAGACAAAAACAAGAATGGCAAAGCCGACAAACGAGAGGGTAAGGATATAAGCCATAAGAAAGCACTAAGTAAAGGAGGCAAGAACTCCGACGGAACTAAGATAGAAAGTAAATCACGCAACCGATCTTTCAAAAGAGATTCTAAAGGACGGTTGGTTTCTGAAACTAGTAAACGAGAAAAAAAGAAAAAATAAATACAAACGGGAATGATGAAAATGGAAACAGAAGATAAGGTAGACATACTGAAGGGAAAGATACAAGAACGAAAAAAAGAATGGTTTGCTTGGCACAAAAAGAACCCAAGTATATGGGTTGCATTTCAGAAGTTTTCTTTAGAAGCAACGGCTTCGGGGAGGTCCAGATACTCTCATTGGGCAGTGATGAATCGAGTTAGATGGCACACTACAATTGAGACTACAGGCAAAGAATTTAAAATATCAAATGACCATATTGCTTTTTACGCTCGGGCTTTTTGTGCCAAACATCCACAACACAAAGAGTTTTTTAGGTTTAAGCCTTTAAAAGAGGAACGTGAAATACGTAAGTTAAGAGGGTTAGAACCGTGAGAATACTGGAAAACAAAGGATTGCTCCTAAAGCTACGCAATCCATCCAAGGTAACTACAGCCATACCAAGTAGTCGTGCTGTTGGCGATAACAAAGTTTTAGTTAAGTGGGGTATAGACGAAGCACGAGTGTTACGTAACCTTAACGTGAAAGACGTACCGTCCCCCATACTAGGGCAGTACGATTGGCCCGGACGCTATCGACCCTTTGAACATCAAAAAACTACTTCGTCTTTCCTCACACTAAACACCAAAGCATTTTGTTTTAACGAACAAGGCACAGGAAAAACTGCCTCTGCTATTTGGGCTGCTGACTTCCTATTGAAACAAGGAGTCATCAACAAAGTCTTGATTATTTGCCCCTTGTCGATCATGGACTCTGCATGGAGGGCGGATTTATTTACTTTTGCTATGCACCGTAGTGTGGATATTGCGCATGGGCCAAAAGATAAACGTCGTAAGATAATCTCAGGGAGTGCAGATTTTGTGATTATAAATTATGACGGTGTTGAAATAGTGGAAGACCACATACAAATGGCACGGTTTGACCTAATAATTGTAGATGAGGCAACTCACTATAAGAATGCAAACTCAAAACGCTGGAAAGTACTTAACAGAATAATAAAACCCGAAACTTGGGTGTGGATGATGACAGGTACTCCTGCCGCTCAGTCCCCCCTCGACGCCTTCGGGTTAGCAAAGATGCTTAATCCATTATCTGTACCGCGTAGTTTCTCTGCCTACCGTGAAATGGTCATGCACAAAATTACGCAATTTAAGTGGGTCCCCAAAAATAACGCAGTAAACAAAGTACATGCGGCCCTTCAGCCAGCCATTCGGTATTCAAAGGAGCAATGCCTCGACCTGCCAGAAATGACGTATGTTAAACGTGAAATAGAACTTACAACGCAACAAAATAAATACTACAAAGCTATACGCAACCACATGCTAACAATGGCTGCTGGTGAACAAGTTACTGCAACAAACGCCGCTGTAACTATGAACAAGTTATTACAAATCTCTTGCGGAGCAGTTTATGCCGACAGTGGAGAGACAGTAGAGTTTGATATAAAGAACAGATACAAAGTACTTAAGGAAGTTATTGACGAGGCAAGTCAGAAGGTGTTGGTCTTTGTGCCGTTTAAACATGCTATTGACATATTATCTGAGAAACTTTTTAAGGACAAAATATCTAACGGGATTATCCGGGGGGACGTAAGTGTTTCAAAGCGCACTCAACTCTTCAAAGAATTCCAAGACACAGACTCTCCTAGAGTCCTCATAATACAGCCGCAAGCCGCAGCACATGGTGTCACCCTAACCGCAGCAAATACTATCGTGTGGTGGGGTCCAACGGCTTCCTTAGAAACTTATGCTCAAGCTAATGCACGGGTGCATCGAGCGGGGCAAAGACACCCTTGTACAGTCGTACAGTTGCAAGGGTCAGCAGTGGAGAAAAGAGTATACAAACTACTTGACCAAAGAAGACATATACACGGAGAAATAATAGATTTGTACAATGAAGTGCTTGAAATGTAAAAAAACTGCGCTTATAATCACTCCCCCTAATTAAAATATAAAGGAGAACGATGTATGACCGAAGCTGAGGACGTAGGTTTAGACCGCCTCGTTGACGCTTGCGTAAAAATCCGTGATCGGAAAGCTGCAATTACTGAGGAGATGAATACCAAACTCAGGGCACTGGATGAGAAGCTGGTTAGATTTAAGCAAATACTCAACGAACACTGTGCTGCTACTGGCGCAGAGTCAGTACGGACTTCAACAGGTACTTTTTACCGCTCAGTTAAGACTAAGTTTTGGACTTCTGATTGGGAGAGTATGAACAAGTTTATTACGGAGCATAACGCGATGGATTTGCTAGAGAAACGGCTCCATCAAACTAACATGCGTACCTTTCTTGAGGAAAACCCTGATAAATTACCCCCCGGCTTAAACGCCGATAGGGAATACACTATAACTGTACGGAGGAAAAAATAGTGTCCGATACAAATTATGTTACTTTAGAAGAACTAGCTGCGCATGTAGGTGTCAAAGTATCTACAATTAGGCAGTGGGTTAAGCGTGGGTTTATTCCGCGTAGTACTTACATAAAGGCAGGTAATACTTATCGTTTCTGTGTAGCAGATGTTGTTGCTGAGCTACGAAAAGAAGAACCGAAGAGCAAATATGAAACAGCGGATAGAAGTGCCACGAACGATCTGTGTGAGGGGAAAGATGAGCGCCCTAAACGTGGAGTTGTGACCCGTGAGATGCTGGAAGACTTTGTTTCTACGCATGGAGAAGAAAAGAAGCCAGACAAAGAGGATAGCGTCGAAGAAATGTTGTCGGAGTTAGACGATGATTTCTGAGGAATTACCTAACAGCTATAAGAACTTGTTTTCTAAGCTAAAGCCTGAAGCTTCAAAGTCAGGAATCAACCGAATAAGTATTCGAGAAAGGGAGTTTCGCAAGGTAGTTAATGGTAAAGAGACGCAAGTATTAGAGGGAGGTGTTCTTAAACTTGTAATAGTAAAGACTGCACCGATCTCCAGAATGTATTATGCTGGTCAGTTCGTTCCCGGTGAACATAACCCTCCCACTTGTTGGTCTGATGATCAGGCAAGTGGGAGACCCTCTAATAACGTTTCTGAAGGTAGGCAACACGTCACATGTTTTGATTGTAAACAAAACATAAAAGGTTCTGGACAAGGTAACTCTCGCGCTTGTCGGTTTAGACAACGCATTGCAATCATGTTAACTAATGATAATGGCGAACTTACCGATGATACGGTGTACCAACTTGACCTTCCGTCTACCAGTATTTTTGGTAAAGACCAAAAGAAGATGTCAATGCAAGCGTTTGCAAAGTATTTGAATAGCAACAAAACTCCAATAGCTACTGTTCTTGTAGAGGCTAGGTTTGATACAGATTCCAACATACCTAAACTTTATTTCAAAGCAGTACGCCCCTTAGAGGAAGATGAGATTCTAATAGCTATGCACGCACAGAAAGACCCGGACACTAAGGAATTAGTGAAACTTGTTTTTAAATCTAACACCCCAAAAAACAATGATGCTGTAAATGTATTTGATGTCGTTGAAGGGGAAGGAGTGTACATTCAAGAATAATACTGTAGTACCTAACCTTGGCTGTAAAAGCCAAAGCAATTTAATCCTTGTTAATACGAGAGCGATATGAACAAAAATACTTTTATGATACGCAACGTGGAAGCGTTATACCCACGACTAGACAAGCCCTACCACTTTGATAAGAAAGGGGGTAAGAATGGAACCGGTGGTAGTATGCCTTGCGCTGCTACTGATCAAGGTGCTGAGTACAGCATGAGCTTTAAAATGAATAAAGCACAAGCTAAAGAGTTGTTAGCTGCTATGACTAGTGCCTACGAAGAGGCGCGGGAAGAAGATTGGGTTGGTATGTCTATGCCATTTAAAAAGCCCGAAGAGGGCGGTATTGTAGGCAAAGCTAAGATAGCTGCTTCTTATAATAACCCGCCCAAACAGTTTGACGCTGCAACTAAACCTTTACCCGAAGGATTTCAACTTACTACAGGAAGTACTGTAAACTTGTTTGTAGAACTGATTCCTTATAATGGTGGTATGGGCAGCAGTGTTTCTCTACGTTTGCGTCAAGTGCAAGTTATCAAACTTAAGGAGAACGTTCAGGGTTCGGTGTTTGATGCTCAAGAGGGCTTCACTCAGTATGAAGACAGTGTGTTTGATAATGTCTCCACTGATGCGCCTAAAGAAGCTGCTAAAGAAGAACCAGAAGAACCAGAAGAACCAGAAGAACCAAAGGTACGTGAGAATAAGAAAAAACCTTCGGCTGATGACGATTTGTCTTCTATGCTTGATGAGTTTGATGACTAATAACTTTTGTTCTTTTAACTTGAGACGCCCTTCGGGGCGTCTTCTCTCTACGATATATAAACTACGATATATAACTTATGGATACTCGACAGTTTTTGGATGCTGTCTTAGGAAGTGAGGGTTTTTATTGCACAGTCGGAATGAAAAATGGGATCGACGTAAAATTTTCAGATACAAAAGAAGCTGCGTTATCTCACATAAATACTGCCAACAAAAAGAATGACAACGTATATGTAGCGTTAGCTACATTTAAAACGGAAAAGCGAGAAAAAAACAACGTTGAGCAGCTAAAGACTTTATTCCTTGATATAGATTGCGGCGAAGGAAAAGACTACCTAACTAAGACAGAGGCTTACACAGCTTTAAAAGAATTTACAAAACGCTACACCCTGTTAAAACCATCTATCCTTGTTGATTCAGGGCGTGGCTGGCATGTCTATTGGGTGTTAGATAAACCGTATGGTAAAGACCAATGGGTCGCCGTTGCGGGACAACTAAAGAACGCTTGCAAACATGCAGGGTTTAAAGCAGACGTACAAGTTACTGCGGATGCTGCTCGGATATTACGCGTGCCGGGAACACGCAACCACAAGACTAGTCCCCCTTTAGATTGCACTGTGTACAGTCACAACGATGGCGTAGTTAGTTTGGAAGAATTTTCGTCCAAGCTGCCAAAGGATTTGATGCCAGTTCTTTCTACACAAGAATTCTCGGAAGAAGATCAGGAGGATATGAAGAACGCTCTGGGCAACAGAGTGATAAAACGATTTGAAGTACTACTAGAGAAGACAGTAAACGGTACGGGTTGCCCTCAGATAGACAGAGCTATACGGGAGCCTGACGCAATAAGTTATGCGTTGTGGACGCACGTAATGTCCATAGCAAAGTTCTCCGATATAGATATAAGCGATGCGCGTGGTATGGAAAATGTGCACGCTATATCTAGTGGGTATAAAGATTACACCGAAGAAGAAACAAATAACGTAGCGCGTACCATCGAGGCACCGCACGGTTGTGCAAGATTTGAAGAGGAGTACCCAGAGGGTTGTGAAGGTTGCCCACACAAGGATAACGACAGGTTTAAGAGTCCGATAAGTCTAGCTGTAGTTCCAAACGAGGCGTCTGAGGAAAGCTACACAGTAGAAGTTCCAGACAATAGTGAGGTTGCACTAGACACACGCAGCTCTGAGAAGGCGTCTACTACAGTAACTATACCCAAATACCCGAAGCCGTATTTCAGATACGAAGGTGGGGGTATAGGGCATAGGGAGCTAAAAGAAGGTAATACAGAAGTGAAACAAATTCTTAGCACTGACTTATATATTATACGTAAGTTACGTGACAGAGTATCTGGTACTTCTTTTATATTTAGACACCACACTAAACGACATGGTATTCGAGACTTTATGCTACCGGCTTACAAACTTGTTGGCACAGAAAGTTTTAAAGTAGAGATGACCAAACGCGGTGTCTTTACTATGAAACCAAACCTCCTTATGGGTTTTGTGGCGGCACTTGTTGATCACGCTGAAGAACACATGGACGAGCATACTGTAGCTGAACAGTTCGGTTGGACTGCGAATAACAAGTCTTTTATTTTAGGGGATCGAGAAATATTTTCTGACGAGATTAAACCTAATTACCCCAGTAGTAACACAGAAAATTACTTTTGTCATTTTGATAAGGCTGGAACTTTAGAAGAATGGAAGAAACTCCCTAAGTTCTTTGATAAACCGGGATTTGAGCCACACCAATATATGTTTGCTCTTTCGTTTGCTGCACCGCTTATGATCTTTGCACCAAAAATAGCGGGCAGTATTTTTCACTTGAAAAGCACAGACTCGGGCTTCGGCAAATCTCATGGCCAGTTTGCTGGTGCGTCCGTGTGGGGTAACCCTTCGCTAGTAGTACAGAAAGGTGACGATACGTTTGCTTCTGTGGGGAAAGTTATGGAGACATATAAGAACATTGTTGTGTACTTAGACGAATTGTCCAACAAAGACGGCAAAGAACTTAGTAGCTTTGCCTATGCTGTGAGCCAAGGTATGCAACGGAACCGTTTGAAAGGTAATTCTGGGGAAACTGTGGAGCGTCATAGAGGCAAACCGTGGGCTACTTTAGTACCGACCAGTGGTAACACAGGCATTCTTGATACTATATCAGCAGACTTTAGGCAGCACCCGAAAGGGGAAGCGCAACGTCTGTTAGAAGCGGAGACTTTAGTAAAACTTAAAGAAGACGCTGAGACCACCAGAGAAGGCATCGCCCTCGGTAAGCTGTTAGACAATAACTACGGTATAGCTGGTGAACTTTACATACAGAAGTTAGTAAAGCATCAGAAGTCTGCCGAAGCTATGTTGCTTACCTACGTCAATAAACTTATAGACCGCACAGGGTTAACAGCGCAAAACCGATATTGGTTATGGCAAGCTTCCGCTGCACTAACTGGAATGAGTATTGCGCAACGGATAGGGCTGCATGACCTTAACATAGCCAACCTAGAAGATTGGGTGTGCAAAATGTTGAGGAAAGCTCGGAGTGACACCACTGCTGCTGTATTAGATATTAGGGACATACTTGCCCAATACTTTGCCGAAAACAATCGCAATGTAATTAAGATAGACAGCACAACGGATACCGATGATCCAGAGCTAGAGGTTTACGCAACGGAGTATGAAAAACCTTTGTATAAGATTGTGGCTAGGATAGAAATCGATACCAGCGTTGCGTATTTACTACCTACCCCATTCAAGAAATGGTGTGGTAATAGAAAACTGGAATACAGCCACATGCGGCGACTTATAATCGAAGAATTAGGGGGCAGAGATGCGAAGTACAGGCTCGGCACCGGTATACCGGGGCTTAATTTACCGCCTACTTATGTCCTTAAACTGGATTGGAGCGAGGAACAAGTTGTAGAGACACCGGAGGGGGACCATATATAGTAGTCTTATGTTGTTCTACCACACTATATTGTGGTACATTGCGCTCTCATCGTTCTCGTAGAGAGATCATTGCCCCCCTCGTGGGGGCATTTTTTTACAAGAAATAATCTCTTTCGCCCGTCTCTTCCAACCTCTTCTGTATAATCTTCTCTAGCCTACGTGGGCTGATAGTTATACCGCCTAGCTGCCGCATTATTTGACTAGTAATTCTATGCTGTCGTAACGACCTAGCTTTAGTATCCCCAGTAATTTTTACTTCAGGGTTACGCTGGTTAAACTCGTTTATTTCCTGATCTGCTTCAAGGACACCCTCAAAATCACCCACTCTGTACGCTACATATCTCTCACGAAGAAGTCTGGTACGTTTTTCGTTGATCGTGCGATCCACACGCTTATCACGAGCATTGATTTCCAACTGCTTGGTGTAGCCCGCTGGAGCAAAACCAAAGAACTGTCCCATAAGAGACCGCATAGACATATCTTCTACGATTGGGTCACCTCGCAACGTAGTAGCCCCTTCTGTTGCATAACGAATACTCTTAAGCGGAGCGGATAAACCAGAAGGTATCAGTCCTTCTATACCACGACGGTACTCACCATCTTTTAGTAGCTCTCCACTTCGAGACATTCTTTGGGCAATACCAAACAATGGGCCACCAGCCAGTTCCATCGCGTAAGAAAGCGTATCTTCGTATTCTTTGTTAGGTAGTGTTCGGAACAGTAAATTGGTCATACCAATACGCGGGGCTATATCCATATCGAATATCTGATTAAGCGCACCCGAATACGGCCCTTCGCCTATATAAGCCGCGACTAAACTATCAAAGTCATCATCTTCATCATCTAAGAAGAACATGTTGGCCGTAGCAGCAACCACACCGTAAAGCGGTAGCCCTTGCGCCCCAGCCAGTAATCCAGACATCCCAAACAGTCCAGCCAGTTGGTACTTAGCGTCTTTGGTTTCTTGTTTGGTGTAATTACCAACCCCTAAAGCTTGTTTAGCCATCTTCATTTGTAGGTAGGCCATAGAAACGCCGAACCGCTTATACATGAGTAGTACACTAGCAATATTGCCTTGCGCTAGCTTTGGAGCGGTTTCTATTAACGCTCCACTGTTGGTGTGTTCTATGTCAAGCATCACTTGGTTTATTATGTCGTTCTGTTGTTCTTCTGTGACTTCAGCCCCTTTGTTATCTTTTTTCTGTTTAGCCATAGCCAGATCGTAAGCGGCCATTGCAGTGACTTGTCGGTTTAGTCGTTCACCTTGGTGAAACAAGAATCCTGAAATAGCATTAACTCTGGTTAGGTTCCTATCAAACGCGCCGCCCGTTGGATTATCAACGTCAAGCATATCTCCGACTGTAGATGCGTTAGCTGCTCCTCTGGCAATAAGTTCTTCTATTAGCGGTTTATACTGCTTATATTCTTCCGGTAAGTTTTCTGGGTCTAGGTTGGCTAATGACGGCCCGTCAAATTCTGTACCTTCTGGAGCGCCACCAAACGGCTGTAACCTGCGCTGCATACCTGTACCCATATACATCCGCATAGCGCGATACATCGCTGCACTAGTATTACCAAGTCCATATTTACCAGCTAAGAAAGGAAATACTACAACCGGCAGGATAAAAGAGTTAACTAAAGCGGATGACATGTTAAAACCTAGCGTCATCAAGAAACCCGCACTCTTCAATCGGCGTGCGTACGTTGATATTTGAGGGTCTCTTACAAAGGCTATGTAGTCTTTACCTTGTGTTGCAATTTGCGCTGCGTATTCTTGGGCGTCTGTACCGTTTGCTTTACTAGCTACTCGGTCTAAGTTATTACTCGCTTGTGTAAGAGGGCTATCAAATCGTATGTTGTCTACTTGTCCCATAAACGCTGGCATTCGCTGACGGAACACGTCTACGGCGTCCATCTTGGCCCCGCGAACATCTTGTCTTTTCTTAAAAGCTCTTTCCAAAGATCGTTCTGGCATCGCTTCTAACATGGCATCTTGCACTATAGTTTCTATAGCACTACCAGCACGTAATGTTTGATCCGCTATTTGATCCGCCTCTGCCTCACTTAACCCATCCGCTAAAGCTTTATCCTTAGCTCTCTTAGCTGCTTCACCCTTCTTACGTACAACATCTCCTAGTACTCCTTGCGCCCACTGTATATCCACCGCAGTCTTTTCACCACGGGCATTTGTTGGGCGTTCAGCACGAGTACCTTCCAGTACAGCATTTACGGCTATATCTTCAGCTTCTTGGTCAGTAGCCCCCTCAGCTAATGCTTGTGTTCTTGCTGCTTCTCTAGGTTCTACTACTGTAGTAATGTCACTATCAAGAATACGTTGCCGTTCTTCTATAAAAACTTCTCTGGCGTAAGCCTCACGTTCTTGTTCCGTTTCAAAAGCAACTTTGTATTGTTCCAGATTGCCAGTATAGGGGTCGAAGCCTTGGTGGTTGTACCAAAAATCCCCCTTACGGAATAAAGGAAAGTAAGGTTCAATAGACTCTTTGTTAAGTAAGTCTTTTAGTATCCTATCTTTATAGGCGCGTTTAGCAAACAGTGCTTCTTCAGTTACAGCATCGACTGCGTTGATACGCTCGACGATAGCCATACGTAGTTCTGTATAAGCTTCTGAGTAAGCGTCGCGTAATGTACTGTAGGCTATTTGTGCTTCCGGGTCTAAAGTTTTAAAATCGGCTTTAAGTAGATCGTATTGTTCTAACTTACCAGCACTTGGATCAGTTATGGCAAATGTCAGTTCCTTTTTAGTATCAGCAGCTTGCAACTTTGCTACAGCCGCGTCTCGCGCTTCTTTAGTGGTAAAACCTTCATTACGAACTTCCCTACCGTCTTGGTCTATGTAGCTGAACCGAAACCTTTCGTAGTATTCCCTGTCTTTAGATGGGTCTACACGACGTAGTGTGCTTTCCATAACAACTTTATTAAAAAGTTCGCGTTGTTCCGGACCAAGTTTTGTAAATAATTTATCCAGCAACTTGGCAGTATCTTTGGTCTTTAACAAATACTCCTGCCGCGAACCGTTCTTTTGCTGAATGACTTTGAACAACGAGTCTAACTCTCCACCTAACTCTCTGAGCACCGGATTTTTACTGTCTTTTATAAAGTCTGCGATAGAGTTTAGTGGGAGGATATTCATAAACCATTGCCGTCTTGTTCTTGTAAGGCTCGGCATCGTGTCGTTGAACTGCTGTACCATCTTTTTCGTTACAGGGCCGCCAAAGTTATTAAGTACGTTACCCAACAACTCGCCTTCTTCTTTAGCAGTCGCTGCCATGTTCAGCCGTGCAGCGTTGCGATATTCTGGCGCAGGTGACATCAATTCTGTTACTAGTTTGTCTACTTCGCTACGTGCTGTGGTTGTTTTAGTGAAAGGTATTTTTAACGCTTTGCGGACTGTGTTTAGGACAGCGTTTATGAACTGTTTCCATACGGGTAACTTGTTGCCCTTAATGTCCATAGAAGCAAGCTTTGCTTGGAACTCAGGGTTAGAAAAAGCTTCCGCTATAAACTCGTCAAGGTTGGTAGCCCCATAGGAATCTTCAAGCCTGTCTTTAACGTTATCGAAAAGAGTCTGTAGTTGTTTGGTTATTGGGCTAGACTTGTTTGCTAACTCGTGTGAGGTAACAGCGTGCAACGCCTCATGTAAAAGCACATGGGCCGTAGGGGTAAGGTCTTTGTTAATTATAATCGTGTTGGTCTTAGGGTCGAACGTACCTGCTAACAGTCGCCCATCAGTGCCCATCAGGTTAGATTCAAGCGTAACTTTTGTACCGCCGTCTTTTAATATGGCGGAACTAACCGCCCTAGCGACCCTCGCTACTTCTTTATTTTTGTTTTGCGCCAGTACATCAAGAGCCTCGACTAGCTTACCTTCACGAAGAAGTTCTACAACTTCTGGTTCTAACGCTACAGAAGTAGCAGCTAAAGCTTTCGCGGGTAACGGCAACCCAAGATCGCGGCGTATACTGTTTTGTGCAGCTACCAAATCATTTTTTACATCTTGAGAAAAGTTTTCATTTATTTCATCTATTTTGGCCTGCGCTGTGGCTTTCTGTTCTGGTGAACCACTTATACTGTCACTAGCTGTTGAGGCCAAGAACGACGCTCGTTCGCCGGGGCTATCTTTTATTTCATCAAAAGTTTGTTGGAACTTCTCTTTATCTAGTTCGTACTGCGCGGTTGTATTGGAGAGTGTTTCTTCATCCGCACTGCGCTGTCTTCCGGCACGACGAGCCGCTTCTGCTCTTCTCTCTTTAAATTCAAGGTCTTTCTCAAAATCACGAAAGTCGTCAGTTAAGGCAAATTCAAGGTCTTTCTCAAAATCACGAAAGTCGTCAGTTAAGGCAACTTCTGATTCTTCTTTTTTTTGTTTAGCCGATTCTGATACAGGCTCTTGTATTTTTTCTTCTGGCGTTACTTGTGCTGCTGGTTGTCGTTGTGTCTGCTTTGTTCCTTTTTCGGGTATCAGAGTTTCTAACTCTGCTACACCAGCAGCGCCTTGTTCTGCTTCTACCGCAGCCCGTGTGCCTTCTTCGTCTAATTCATAAGAGCGTCTAGTTATTGCAGCTAGTTCGTCTTGCGTGGGTTCAGTATTTGTAAACCCTTGTCTGCCTAACTCAGCACTAAAGGCGCGTGTAAAGTTATCTATGTCAGTAATGTCCCCACGTTCTAGTATTGGACCTAAAACTGCGGCACGATTCTGCGTTGTTGTTTCTTGTTGCGCTTTTGCCACACGACGATCAGCTTCGCCAATTTCCATTTCCTGTTTAGTGGCATCCACAGTATTCTTCGCGGCTTCCGTTGCTTCCGTTGCTGCCTTTGCTGCCCCTGCTGCGGCTTCTTGTTTAGCAAACAGTTCTTTCTGCTCGTCTTGAGCGTAAAGCTCTTCTATTTCTCTAGTATCAGCAGCATCTTCTAACGTAAGCTGCTGTGGAGCTTGTACTTCTGCTTCTACAAACGTCGAGGATGCTAGGAAGCTTTTTACTTTAGCCTTAGTGGCAGGCTTAACAGAACCGTTTTTGGAGTACTTTGTTAGTTCTTTTTGTACTTCAGCCCGTTGAGTGGGGTCAGACAAATCTTTGCCCCGTATACGTTTAAGCACTGGGGAAGCTTTAGGTATCCCTAAGCCTTGCACTATATCTACATCTTCGAGAGTCGTAGGCGTTCCCGCCCTAGCCGCTTCTAGTTTAGCGTCTACTTCTACTAACTCTGGAAATAGTTCTCTTTGTGGTTCTAGTTCAGCAGCAGCCCTACGTTCTTCTGCTTCCTGTCTTGCTCGAATTATTTCTGGAGAAGTGCCCGCGCCTACAGCCGATATAGCTTCTTGTGCTGCTTGTTCTTGTTCAAAAGGAACAATACCCTCAGTGGGTATGGCTTGCCCTTCGGGAGTTACTCTTGTGACAGGCGCTGGGAGCGCCAGAGGATCAGCTTCTTCCGCTGTTGTTTCGACAGGTGTCTCTTCTGTACGTGCAGCTAACTCGTCCCGCTGACGACGTGCTCTGGATCGACCAGTTACACTGCCGATTGGGCCAAGAGTACCGCCCACTGTAGCTGCGAGATACGCAGCCTCACCGTATTCTGCTAAGGCTTCTTCAGACAATACATCCAAACCAGCCTGCGCCCTTTCTAAAACTTGTTGTGCTACTTCTGTAGGCATCTCCGCAGCAGCACCAGTAGCAACACCACGGCCTACAGTGCGAGTTAAACTACGGTTTGCGGTTGTGATTAACTTCTCGGCGTCTTTAGCGGCAGTTCCAACTTCATCAAGTTGTTTGCCTATTACTTTACCTACGACACCTCTGCCCAATATAAAATACTGCCCTATCAGTTCCGGCACAGCCTGCAACGCCGCAGTCCCTACTGCTTTACCCGTGTCAATATCAACGGGACGCCCTTCGGCTATGTCAGTTTCTGCCTGACGCTCAATATTATAACCAGTAAATTGCGGTATGAGAGAGGCAAGTGCGCCAAGACCGCCACCTATAACAGTACCGACACCGGGCACAAAAGAACCTAAAGCGGCACCTGTGGCGGCACCTGCTGCTGTAGCACCTAGCTGAGCGCCTTGTCCCGCTACTGCTCGTGGTATCTGACTTAGAGCGGTTCCAACGGTGGGTAGAACACCCTCGGCGTCTCGTACAGCTTGGAAGGATGGGCCTTCACCATACTTTTGAGCGATGTCTTCGCTACGCTCTAGTGCAGCAAGGGCGGCTGCTTCCTCATCGCCAAAGGTTGCACCAGCGGTAGTGCGGAAAGCTGACGCAAGTGATTCCGCGCCACGCAAAAACTCCCCACCGATAGTGCTCTCGGGTGGAGGCGGGGGTTGAGTTACGTCTATGCCTTGACGTCTTCTAAAGTAAGCAGACTTAGCTAAAGCAGGGGCTTCTTCTGCTGTAGTGCCTCTGGGGACATAAAAGTCAAATTTTTCCCCAGATGGGGCGGTGCCTTTAGCTATAGGCATTTGTTAATCCCCTGATGGTAGTTCTACTTCAAACGCACCGGCGCCTTCGCCGTCCCGCAACAGCCTTTGTATGTCTACGTCATCACGGGCTATTCTGCTAGTAACTGCCGTAAGTTCCGCACCTAATCTTGCCGGATTATCTCCATATTCAGCGGATAGTCGCATAAACTCCTTTTGATACTCCGAGTTGTTTTCTATTCTATCCATTGCTTCTTTAACAGCAGATGCCTCGGCCTTAAACCGCTCTTTCAACATGTCAGACTGAGCATCAAACACCATTTTTTGTTTATCAAAACCCAACTTAGCCAGAGCCGCATTGTAGTCTTGTTCTATACCATACCGTTGGCTAGCGATCTTGGCAGCTTCAATACCTTCTTTAGAGGCTAAAGCTTCGCGGCGTTGGTCTTCCCCCATTAGACCTCTGAGTCCACCACCTAACGCACCTGCGGTACTTGTTTGTCCACCACCACCAGCTAGGAAAGCCTGTAGGCGACCAATATCTACGTTATCAAACATGCGTTTCTTTTTGGGTGGGGGCGCTTTCTGTTCAAAATCTTTTAGCGGTAGGCCAAGCGCTTTGGCAAACCTCTGTCTATCTGTAGGCTCTGCGTCTCTCAGAATGCCTTGCGTGCGAAACGGAGGCGCAACCAACCTGTCCACCATACCTTGTACATTTAAAGGGTCGCCTCCCACTGCTCTGCTTGCGTCTTTGGAAGGCACTCGATCCCCTAAAGGAGCAGCAGATCGAAAAGCACGGTTTTTTCTAAGTTCTTCAAGCCTTGCTTCTCTGTCTCGCGGAGATACAAATGCTTCGCCAAGTCTACTATCTAAAAATAATTCTTCACCACTCTCCCCTACAGCCTCTCGGGGAGTTCTCCCTATTTCCCTAGCCTTTGCACTAGGGATAGGTACTGTCCCTACCCCCGGAACTTGCACTACAGAAGGACTCGGTGGTCGCGCTCCTTTCTCCACGCCTTCGCGGTAAGTAGAGGCAAAGAAGTCAGGGTCTATACCAGCAGCTTCGAGGTCTCCAGTATAATCACCGAGCCGACCTGTTGGGTTATCCCCTACTGCCCGTTCCGCGCCGCCAGCCCTGTTAACTACTTGGTCAGCGTACTCTGCTACGCTAGGGAATCCGTCCTGTGGGGCGTTAGTATCAATACCTGCTCTCAACTTAGCAATTTCGTCAGGGCCACCGTAATAAGCCGCCGCCGCTAATCTTGGGTCGCCGCCAGCCTTTTGTAACATTCGTTGGGCATACCTTGACCCTGCCCGTAGATTAGTCATTGGGTCGTTTATATCTGCATCTGGCCCCATCATCTCTGTAAAAGTAGTAGGCATAACTTGCATCGGGCCTCGTGCCCCTGCTGGAGAAACGCGGGTATCTTGTCCGCTGCTGGACTCTTGTGCATAGATAGAGCGAATAAGGTTTATTGTAGCGGGGTCGGTTATACCTTCCGCTTCTAAAGCCGCCCCTAATAAGTCTACAGAACCCCCATCTGCATACCCAACAATACCGCCATTAGCCATACGAGCCATATTAGGAGCAGCTTGCGTGGGTAGGCCCATAGCAGCGCGGTTTTGCATTTGGGCCATTCGTTGCCCTTGCTGTTGAATACCCGGAGCCATGCTACGCAGGACATCATTACGCGAACCTTGCATAGCTTCTTGCTCTAACTGGCCCTTTACCGTATTAGAAGGCGTTTGCATTGAGCATAGCGTTGTTGTAGTGCTTGAGGATTGCCAGAATACGTTTGCATTCTGTCGTTAATCTGCGAATCTATGTTGTTCACTAGTTAGGCTCCTTTGCGGGCTATTTTGAGAAAACGCCCATTGTGTCGAGAAGACCTAAAATACCGCCAGCTCCGCTGAACACATTAGACAGAGTACTAGGCTCGGCGTATTGATAGTCTTGAGTTGAAATCGGTAATCCCTGTAGTAGGGATTGTTGATACTGAACTTTCTTAAACGGATCGTCCCGCTCTTCTTTAAACTGCCCTATATCAGCCGCTATGCCTTGACCCTCAATGGCTCTTTGCTCCGCACCACCTAAACGCTGCGCCCCTAATGTTTCTAGCCCGTATGTTTGCGCTTGACGGGCTGCTTGCATTGCCCGATCTTGCTCGGCGTTGAATTGATTTTGTGCTTGGGTAAACGCATTTTGATAACCCTGTCCCGTAATACCCGCCATGCGGTCTAGCAACCCACGCTGCAATTCAGCTTCTGCAACCCCCTGACGAGACCCACCGTAGGCACCTGCTTTACCGTACTGGCTTTGAAGTTTTTGAGCAGCAATCTGGGCTTGGCGGTTCGCCGCATCATACTGAGGCTGAAGTGCGCCCTGTAGGTAAGGCGTCATGTACTGCTGCATTACGTCCCCAGAAGCAGGTGTATAGGCCCCCATTTGCCCGTCTACGGCCTGTTGAGCTGTAGGTGGGGTGTACCCTGCACCTGTAAAAGACTGAGGGTCGTAGGAGGTTTGCGCCGCAGTGGGTACAGTTAAGTTAGCGAGTCCTTGAAACGCTGTGTCTTGGAGGGTGGACTGCCCCGCCGTAAGCGGCCCCATGTACGCCTGATAAGGCATATCGGAGAGTGCCGCGCCTTTACCAAGCATACCAGTGACGTAAGGCCCTGCATAAGGAGACAACGAAGACGATTGCCCCAGCATTCCACCCACATTAAATTTTTGCATGTCGTTGTACCTTACGCTAAATATTTGTTAGGGTCGATTTGACGACCTTGGTTTGGGTTGCCGGTACGATCTGTACGCACCCTGTCCATCATGTTGTATAGATTTTTTGCACCTGCGTCAGAATTCCCGTTACCCAAATGACTTACTACATCAGCCGGTATCACAAATTCACCATCACTTAAAGCAGCGGGTTGATTATTGTCAATTGTAGCAGGTATTTGATCTGACATACCATCTGTGGCCCCGCCTAGGTAATAGCCTTGGCCTTGGGCCATACCACCCGTCGCTAAGTCTACAGCATCGAGAACCTGCCCCCCTGCCGCAAACTGATAAGACAACAATGCGTTTATGGCGTCTACAGAAGCATTAAGCCCGGTAGCTATTTGTTCTACAGTAAAGCCGCTATCTTGAAGCGCTTTTAAGTCGGCCTGAGTAACTTCTTTCTCTGTGTCGACAGTAAAACCTCGATTTTCAGTTAAATAGTCGCGCACTGCATTTTCTATTGCTACTGTAGAAGTAGTCTCGTCACCCTCAGTATATGTACTGCTACCCGGAGTGCCGGTAGTAGTAGTGGTGGTTGGGTCTAATATGTTACTTAGAATCTCAGGAGTTGTACTAAACGCTCCAGCTATGTCTGCTAGAGAAAAGTTATTGTCCAAAGCACTCTGTATATCTGCTGCTGTAACTGTCTTAGGTTCTAATCCGTAACCTAACCCTTGTAAATAGCTGTTAACAGGGGTGTCTGGTATTGTAGTTTTACTACTTGTTGTTGGGGCCCCCGCAGTATATGTACTATCTGGATCAAGCGAGGTGGTAACCGCAGAAGTTGGGTTTAGTATGTTATTAAGGATGCTTTCGGTAGTACCAAACGCACCGGCTATATCTGCCAAAGAATAACCTTCACCAACAGCGCTTTGTATGTCTGCTGCTGTAACTGTCCTAGGTTCTAGTCCGTAGCCTAACCCTTGTAAGTAAGTGTTTAGTTCATTTTGTAATACTGTATTTACAACGTCTGAAGTGGGGGCGCCCGCAGTAAACGTATTAGTTGGGTCGATAGCTGTTGTTGTAGTTGTGGAGGTAGGGTTTAACACTTGATTTAAAATATCAGGAGTTGTACCAAACGCACCGGCTATATCTGCCAAAGAATAACCTTCACCAACAGCACTCTGTATATCTGCTGCTGTAACTGTCTTAGGTTCTAGTCCGTAGCCTAACCCTTGTAAATAGCTGTTTAGTTCGTTTTGGAATACTGTATTTACAATGTCTGAAGTAGATTCACCCG